ATAGAACTATGTTTTTATTACAGCAATATGGTATTGAGGTTTCGGAAGCCGAATACTTTGGTATGAAACTTACAGATGGTATGTATGATGAGGATAATGTTAAATATTTAAAAGTATTTGATACTACTAAACGAATGAAATATAAAATTCCTTACATTATGCATTGGGCTGACCATATGAGTACAGTAATTGAGTCACAAAATAATGAATAATTATGACAATTTGTCAGGGTATTATATGTGGTATGGCAATTGATAATACTATGGTATAATTTAATTGTTTAACCTAAAATAAAAATAGTATGTTTGAATTATTACAAGAAATGAGTAGATTACAAAACGCACCAACAACCGAAAAATCTTCGGTAGTTCGTTTATCACAAAATGCGGTATATCAATCAAAAGATGATGTGCAGTTAGAAATTGCCTATTCCGTATTGGGATATGGACAAGAAGATGTTACAGTAGAAGCCAACAACAACATTTTAAAAGTAAAGGCTAAAAAAGAAGATGTTGAAAGTATCCAATCCAATTTAATTAAAGAGATTGATGATGCAATTACAATCAACAAAGATTACGATTTAGAAAAAGCAGAGTGCTCAATCAAAAATGGTGTCCTTTTAATCGTTATTCCAAAGAAAGAGGATACATTAGCAAAAAAACTACAAATAAAGTTGTTAAAGTAAAATTTGTTTCGTATATTTGTAATAAGAGGGTAGATTTTCTACCCTTTTATTTTTTACCATATTTATAATAAATAAATGTTTTATGAAATACAGAGACCAAGTTAGAGAACTATTATCAAGAGTGGATGTTCGTACAGACTACTTAATGAAAATTGCAAAAAGTGAAACACAAGCTACACAATCCGATGCAATTAAGTTAATCGAAGAAATTGGCTATACCTCTCAAAAGATTAGAGAGCTAGTTGATTTGGAGAACAACGAAGGACCATACTAAAAACAAATGAAACCATTTACTATATTAGTTGGATTGGCGGCACTAACAGTTGCCGGATGTGCAGCATTCTTTTCAGTAACGGGTTTAGCATTATTATTTAGTGGAGCAAGTTTAGCAGTTGCAGTGATGGGAACATCTTTGGAGATTGCTAAACTCGTTTCCGCGTCCTACCTACACCAATATTGGGATACTACTAACAAATTATTAAGAACATATCTACTTTTAGGTGTTCTTATACTGGTTGTAATCACATCAGCTGGTATTTTTGGGTTCTTATCCAACGCATATCAATCAACATCGTTAAAAAGTGATGTGGTTAGTAGAGAGATAGGTGTGTTTCAGAGTAAAATTACCCAAAATGAGCAACAAATTGCTCAACTTAACTCACAAATGGGTAATCTACAACAAAATTCAGGTACTTTGTTAGGTAGTGGTAAGGTAAACAACCGATTAATCCGTTCAATTGACAACAGAGATAGGCAAATTACTAAATTATCCACTAAAATTGGTGTTTTGAATGACTCAATGGCAGTTTGGAACATAAAAATCAACGAAATTAAGAATAACAACCTAGATTTAGAGCGAGAAATCGGTGGATTTAAGTTTATTGCCGAATCATTCGACTTACCAATCAATTCAGTTGTAAAATTCTTCATATTTTTACTAATTTTTGTGTTTGACCCGATGGCGGTAACACTTTTGATTGCATTTAACACTGCTTTGGAGCAAGATAGAAAGAAAAAACCAAAAAAAGTGGTAGAATATACAAATAACGAACAGATTACTGAAGATGTTGATAAAAACTACGAAATTTATGGAGATTTGGAATACGATGGGAAAATTGTAGATGAAAATATAAACAAATTCGAAGATACAGAAGAAACTGTTTCAATAACATCAAAAGCACCATATTATACCTTATCTGATTTTGATTGGAATAATAAATCGTTATGGATTAACGATAGACATGCTATAAAGTATTGGATGCGTACTCAAAAAGGAAATCAAAGGGATTTGGATAAATTAAAAGACGGAGAAGATTTTACACAAAAAAGTTATTAATATGAAATTGTCAAAAGTAAAAGAAATATTCAATGCATATGCGGTTATGGTAGACCCAACATTAGAACAATCTGCTATTGCTGCACAACGATTAGAAACCTGTAATTCTTGTCCTTTTATGAAAGAGGTAGATTTGGGAGTTGGTATGGTTAAGATTTGCGGACAATGTGGATGTGTATTAAGAGCAAAAGTGTTTGTACCAGAAAAAACTGGTTGTCCTGAAAATAAATGGGAAATTTAATTAGGATTTATCAAAAATTATTTGTATATTTGATTTTAAGTTAAACTATAAACTATAAAAATATGAATTTAGGTTATGCTTGTATCAATATGACATTGGGAGCACAAACTCCACGCATTACTACCAATCGTAGTATGGTCAAAAAAACATTTAACGAACGTGGTATTGAATATGCTTCCGAATTAGGATTGCAAAATTCACGTGATTTATTTGAAATTCTAAAATGGAATGTTAAGAATGGTATTAAACTATTCCGCATTTCATCCGATGTATTTCCGTGGGGTAGTGAGTACAATTTAGAAGATTTACCTGATTACAATAAAATAGCAAATATACTCAAAGGGTGCGGTACTTATGCAACAGAAAATGGTTTGCGTATTAATTCACATCCAGGTCCTTTCAACGTATTGGTTTCTCCCAATCCAAAAGTAGTCCAAAACACTTTCACAGATTTAGAACTACATGGTAAAGTATTTGATTTGATGGGATTATCTAAAACTCCATACAACAATATTAATATTCATTGTAATGGTGTCTACGGAGATAAAATCTCTGCGATGGATAGATTCTGTGAGAACTTTGAGAAACTCTCTGACAGTGTAAAGAAACGATTGACAATAGAGAATGATGATAAGGCATCTATGTACTCTGTTGCAGATTTAATGTACATTCATCATAAGATTGGTATTCCAATTGTATTCGATTACCACCACCACCAATTTTGTACCGGTGATTTAACCGAACAACAAGCTCTTATCCTTGCAGTATCTACTTGGAACAAATCAGGTGTAAAGCCAGAAGTTCACTATTCAGAATCAAAAGCTTTACATGAAAGTGATGCAAAAATAAAACCACAAGCACATTCAGATTATATTACAAACCTACCAGATACTTATAATATTGATGTAGATGTTATGGTAGAAGCAAAAGCTAAAGAATTAGCTATCCTACCTTTTATTAATGAATTAACAATTAAACATGTCTCCACTAGAAAGGATTTACGAACAAAAGTGTCATACTCCATCTGATATTAACGAACATTTACCTACATTAAAAAAATATGCAGAAGAATGTGAGCATATTACCGAAATGGGAGTCCGTTGGGTAGTATCCACATTTGCGTTTATGATGGGTAATCCCAAAACTTTAATTTCATATGATTATAATGATGCACCCGGTATCAATGTTGCATACGAATTAGCAGAAATGCATGGGATTGATTTTAAGTTTGAGAGAGCCGATACTCGTGATTTAATAATCGAAGAAACTGATTTTTTATTCATAGATACATTACATCACTATGACCAATTAAAAATTGAATTGGAATTACATGGTAATAAAGCACGAAAGTATATTGCATTTCACGATACAACAACTTATGAATTTATTGGAGAAAGATATACAACGGGAGATGATTGGTTTGAAGAAGGTATGGGATTGTGGAAAGCAATTGAAGAGTTTTTAGAAGCAAATCCACACTGGGAATTGCACGAAAGATATACAAATAACAATGGTTTAACTATATTAAAGAGGAAATAATGAAAGTATTAATTACAGGTGTAGCTGGATTATTAGGCAGTAGATTAGCAGATTACATCATAGAAAATGTACCAGAAGCAGAAGTAGTAGGTATTGATGATTTAAGTGGTGGATATAAAGAAAATATTAATCCAAAGGTAACATTTTGGAATCAAGATATTGTCAATCACCCAATTGAAAATTGTTTTGAGGTATATAAGTTTGATTATGTATTTCATTTAGCAGCTTATGCGGCCGAAGGATTATCACCGTTTATCAGAAAGTACAACTATGAAAACAATTTAGTTGCAACTGCTAAAATAGTAAATAATTGTATTAAATATAATGTTAAAAGATTGGTATTCACTTCTACTCTTGCAGTATATGGACATGGCGAAGGTGGTATCTTTGATGAGAACCAACAACAAGCACCAATTGACCCATATGGTGTGGCAAAATATGGTTGTGAAATGGATATACAAATTGCAGGAGAACAGCATGGTTTAGATTGGTGTATTATCCGACCACATAATGTGTATGGTAGAAATCAAAACATTTGGGATAAGTACAGAAATGTTTTAGGTATTTGGATGTATCAGCACTTAAATGGTAAACCAATGACTATATTTGGTGATGGAGAACAAACGAGAGCATTTAGTTGTATTGATGATATTGTTGAACCACTATGGAAATCTGCTATTTTACCAGAAGCATCAAATCAAATTATCAATTTAGGTGGTGTAGAGGAATTTACAATCAACGATGCGTGTAAAGTATTACAAAAAGTAATTGGTGGTGGTACAATCGAATATAAAGAAGGTAGACATGAAGTTAAACATGCCATTCCAACTTGGAAGAAATCGATTGATATATTGGGATTTGAACACAAAACCGAATTAGAAGATGGATTGAAGGATATGTGGGAGTGGGCTCAAAAACAACCTAAAAGAGAACAATTCGTTTGGGATTCGTATGAGATAGATAATGGTATTTACTCATTTTGGAAAAACTAAAAAAAAAAATTATGACATTTGCAGATTATTACAACAAACTAGAACCAAAAAGTGATAAAGGTACTTTACACGATTATATTGATGGTTATTATTCAAATGAATTTACTGATAAAAAAACAGAAAAATTAACTATTGTAGAAATTGGTGTAAGAAGGGGAGATTCTTTACAATTATTAAGTAATTGGTTTATAAATTCATCAATTTTTGGAATTGATAATGGACATGAAATGAATGAAAATGATAAAGATTTTGTCAATACCATTCCAAATGTAACCATGTTATACGAAGATGCATATGATATTAATACTATTAATAAATTTGCTGATAATTCTTTAGATTATTTAATAGATGATGGTCCGCATACTTTAAATACCCAATTAATATCTATAAAAGAGTGGTTTAAAAAAATTAAATCAGGTGGAACTCTTATAATCGAAGATATACAAGATTGGGATAATGAAAAGAAATTTTTTGATAATGAATGTAATTTATTGGGAATATCATATGAATATATTGATTTGAGAAAAAATAAAGATAGGTATGATGATGTATTGATAATAATTAAAAAAATATAGCAAATGATTAAAAATCTAGTGTATTATTGTTATTTTGAAAATTCCGAAATAAATGAATTTGCAAATTATAATATTAATTTATTAAATCGCTATTTATCAACATTTAATGGACAAAGGATTATAAAAATTGCAGTAGATGATATGTCTAAAAATAATTCACATTTAATTGAATTATTTCCTAATTGTGATATTGAAATTGTACAAAACAATTCGGAAACAAGAGAATCGGAGTATTTTATTCAATCTTTAAAGGAAATTAAAAATAAAAATTCAATCACATTTTTTGGACATAATAAAGGTAGTAAAAGTGGTGGAAATGGAAATAATATAGTAAAAATTTGGTTATTATCAATGTATTTTTTTAATTTAGAAGAACATTATTTATCTAATATTGAATACAATTTAACAAATGATAAAACATTTAGTGGTATAATGCAAATAACTGTACCATGTCCTCCTTGGGTTACAACTAATTGGCATTATAGTGGAACATTTTTTTGGTTTAATACAGAAAAATTATTTAGTATAGATGGGTGGGATAGTTTTGAAAAAGGAAGATTTTCAGTAGAAGGTTATCCTGGAAAAATGGTAGATGTATCAAAATCACACGTTACATTATGTAGCGAAAGCTATAATTGGAACTCATATATGCCAACCATATGGAAAAAATATATAACAAAAGAAACAATAGGTGATAAACAATTAAATAAATATTTAGATTTACATAACAATATATTATAATGTATTCAGTTATTATACCCACTCTATGGAAGTGTGATAGATTAAAAGAAACACTTAAAGAATTAGATTCTCACCCATTAATTGGTGAGATTCTTTTGTTTGATAATACTACAAACAAAACACCGATTACGGATTTACCAAAATTAAAACATATTTTGGAAGGTAGAAATACATATGTAACTGCTCCTTGGAATAAAGGTGCAGCTATGGCACAATATGATAAGTTGTTGGTTCTAAACGATGATAATTGGATGGATTGGAATATATTGTATTCTTTAAGTGATTTTATTACAGAAGAGGTAGGTTTGATTGGTATGGATGAAAAAAACCATCATATGGCCGAAACTAACTATGAAATTGGATTAGAACCAATAGAACATCGTAATGGTGGATATGGTTGTGTATTATTTGTACATAAAAATAGTTGGATTCCAATACCAGAAGAAATGATGATTTGGGGACAAGATGATTGGTTATTTGTTAAAAACAGAAACTATGGTAAGCAAAACTACAAATTAGTAAATTTCAAAGTAAATGGTTCAGTATCATTAACACATGAGGCACTTGCAAATGATGATGAAATCAACAAAATTAAACAAAACGATTTAAAATTAAAAGAAAAATATAAATTATTTTAGTTATGTATTTACCTATACCCTATAAGATTACATATGATGTACAAAAATATCCATTTAGGAACATCGTATCCAAAATACTAGAAACAAATGGTGAAAGTTTGGAGAATTTACACAAAATACAACATTACGATTTATTGAGTAGAGAAAAAGACCAATCTACCATCTGGCACAAGCGATATTATGAAAAGTTTCAAAATGAGTTTTTACCAACTTATTTAGAATTAGTTAAAGAACTAAAAGAACGTTTTGAATATGAAGAAGTAATTTATCAATCAATTCCATCATTTAGAGTTCAGTTAGCAGATGGAAATTTGGGTGTGGGTGAATGGCATAAAGATAAAACATACAATCATGGAGCAAGTGAGGTAAATTTTTGGCTACCATTTACAGATGCTTGGACTAATAACACCATTTGGATGGAAAGTAAAGAGGATAAAGGTGATTATAAACCATATTATGTAAGATATGGTGAAATATTGATATTCAATGGTGCAAATCTAATGCATGGTAATAAAAACAATGATACTGATTCAACAAGAGTTTCTGTTGATTTTAGATTGGTAGACCCACAAAAATTTGTACCAAACGAAGCTGGTTCTATAAATATGAACTCAAAATTCGATATTGGTGGGTATTTTAATAAAATATAGTTAATTATTTGGTAAAATCATTTAAAAGTTGTATATTTGTAAAAGTAAATAAAAAATAAAAGAAATGAAATTAGTAACCGATATTCATGCGTTAAAACAACCAATCCCTAATACCAAATTTAGTAAGATTGAAGAAGAGTTAGCATCTGCTGCACTTTTAACTGCTATTGCAGAACATAAGTGTTTGGGTATGAGTGCAAATCAAATTGGGTTAAATAAAAGAATTTGTGTAATCAATGTAAGAGAAGAACCTATGATTTTAGTAAATCCTACTATCGTTAAAAGTAGTGAGGATACTTTAATTTATTTAGAAGGTTGTTTATCTATTCCAAAGACATTAGAAAAACCATTAAAAACAATTCGTAACTATGAGGTTACAATCAAAGCTGATAACTATTCAGAAGAGTTACACTTTGGTACATCTCGTAGAGAATACAAAGATGGGTATGAGTTAATGGATGATGTTGATTTGTTAGAATCAGTTTGTGTTCAACATGAGATTGACCACTTAAATGGTTTAACTATTCGTGATAGACAATATACCACTACCATTCAAAAAACTTCTTACGAAACTTTAGGTAGAAATGAAAAATTAATGTTAAAATCTCCACAAGGTAAAACTGAAATGATTAAAAAGAAGAAAGTTCAGGAATACCTACAAATGGGATATGAAGTAATTTAATATGATAGTAACAATATTTATAATATCCTCACTCTTTATTGGTTCTTTATATGTGAATTATAATCTATTTCGCAAATTAGAAGTATTGGAAGATGAGATTGAAAACAACTTAACTATATTCAAAGGAATTTATAATACAATGAAAGAAATAGATTCCACCGGCGCATTTCAATCAGATGATGAAGTGGGTTCTGTATTTGCAGATTTAAAGGAAATAGTAGAAAAAAACGAACAACTATTAAATTCGGAGTTTGGTAAAAAAGAGGAGGAATAGTGGGAAGGAAGAAAAAAGATACCCGTTACTTTACGGAAGAAACCGAAGCTGCTATTATAGCGTATAATAACTCATCAAGCGAAAGAGAACGAAACTTATTGTTTAGAGACCACATCTACTATTCTTTTTATAAGTTAGCGGAAAATGTTTTAAATACTTGGAAATTTACTTACTTTGATGATGATAAAGAAGATACGAAACAAGAAGTTATTTCTTTCTTATTGGAAAAAATACACAAATACCAACAAGATAAAGGAAAAGCATTCTCATACTTTACGATTGCAGTTAGAAACTATTTAATCTTAAATAACAACTCAAACTACAAACGATATAAAAGTACATCAAAGATTTCAGAGATGCCAGAGAATTGGAATCCTGAAAATGATTTTAAAGAAACACAACATAATGAAGAGTTCAAAATATTTAACAATAGAATGCTTCAATATTGGGATGAGAATCTAAATCGTATTTTTACAAAGAAAAGAGATATTCAAATTGCAGATTCTATTTTAGAGTTATTTCGTAGAGCAGAGTATATAGAAAGTTTCAATAAGAAGTCTTTATATCTTTTGGTAAGAGAAATGACAGGTCATAAAACACACTACATTACGAAGGTTGTGGCTAAAATGAAAGAAACACAAGTTAAGTTGTATGACCAGTTTTTAGATGATGGTGATATAATGGATGATGTAAATGACCCCTTTTGGGCAAAAACAATTAAAAGATAGTTAGAAGGTGGTCTTGTACCACCTTTTTTCTATGTATAATATTTATACTAAACAAAGAGTTATTATGGGTAATATTGATATGGATTTTGAAATCTTTAAGGGAAAATCTTTTTCTTCCCTATTAAAAGATATATACGAAAACCAACAAGGTAAAAAGAAAAACATTTCAGGTCTTATTGAGGAACTACGAAAACTAATTCGTAACCCACAGGATGCTATACAACTAACACCAATGATTACGCAGTTAATAAATGCGTCAATTAGTAACGATGACCATTTGGTTAAAATGGCTACGATTGCTCAAAGATTGATTCTTGCGGAAGGTAAGAGTAATGGTGAAGATGGTTGGTTAAGTGATGAGGATAGAAAGCAGTTAATGGAAGAAATTGAAGATACTGCAACAAAGATTGAGCAAAAGACTGATGATAAGTTAGAAGAAATAGAACAAGAATTAGAACAATTAAGACAGGGGATTAAATAAATGGCTGGGTTTGATTATCACAGAGGACATACCTCAACATCATCTGTAACATCTTATGGAAAAACGCATACTGAAAAGGCTGCTATTGTTCATAGTGTCATTACATCGTTTGATGATATTGATGATAATACCCTAAATCCAATAAATAAAGCATACGAAGAGTACCAATCGGATGATTATGTTACAAAAAATGCAAACATATATGGTGGTATTAAATTTAAATTTCCATCGGGTGCTGAATTAAATGAAAACAATTTACCAGTTGCTATACCATTAAACAAAAACAATTTATTGGTACCTGTAATTGGTGAGATGGTATTTGTTCAGCAAATATCTGGTATATGGTATTATACACTTACAAATTATAGTAACTCTGTTAATTTTAACACAAATCCATCTTTATTATCTCTTACAAAAAAAAATTCAAATGAAAATGATAGTTCTCAAACACAAGCATCACAAGTAAACGAAGTTGCAGCTACGGGTATTTCAAACTCAAATGAATCAAATGGTGCAATTAAAAAAACCATAAGAAAAGGATTTCAGGGCGATTATTTTAAGAGAGATTTAAAAATACATCAATTATCTTTAAGAGAAGGTGATAATGTTATACAAGGTAGATTTGGAAACTCAATTCGTTTGAGTGGATATTTACACGATGATAAAACAAATGGAATTTTTGACCCGGCTGTTATAATTCGTAATGGAGAATCGATTGATAATATGTCTAAAAAGATATATGATATAGTTGATGAAGATATTAATGAAGATGGAACATCATTACATATAACAAGTGGAAAATATGTTACAAAATATAAACCAGTAGTAAATTATTCAAAATCATCTCACAAATTTCCAAGTGAAGCGAAGGGAGACCAAATCGTAATAAATTCCGATAGAGTAACAATATCTTCAAAGGCAGAAGATTTATATTTGTTTTCTAAAAAGAAACTTTCTATATTTGCAAATGATGTAGTTAGTATAGATACTGATTCTATTGATTTTACTACACATAATGGTGATATGTATTTTACTGCAAAAAATAGAAATGATATGGTGTTTGAGGTTGAGAATGGTAAAATTATGTTAGGTGGTGGTAGTGTAAATCAACAAATGGTATTGGGTAATAAATTTACAAATTTAATTGCACAACTTATAGATGCTATAAATCAAATGCAAATAGCAACTCCATCAGGTCCGTCTGCCCCTGGTCCTATAAATAGACAGGCATTTACCGAAATAGGTAATCAGTTAAAGGATTGTCTTTCTAAAACAAATTATCTTATATAATGTCTTGGACTATTTTTAAATTAGAATTGGCATCCAAAATGGAAAACCCAAATTGGGATTCCGTTGAAGATTATGCCGATTTCTTTGTAAAAAAATATGATGAATGTGTTAAGCGTGGCTTTGATATAATTACAAAAAACACAGCAATAAAAGGTAATACTGAATTAATGAAATCTACTTTAATATTAGCTTTAATGCAAGGTACTAATTCAAAAAGTGAAGATTTCTATAACCAATCGCTTGCATTATATGGTAAAGCAATAATTTCGTATTGGGTTGGTGTTGAATTGGGAAAAATACCACCACTAATACCAGCACCAGGTACTATACTAAATCTATCAGTTGTTTCTAATACTGTAATAAATCCTGGCGTTTGGATAGAAACCCCAATACCAATTTTACCGTCTACAACTATAAATACATTTTTAGAAATTATTGTATTAGCTGCAAAAATACATTTAACAACAATTGGTGGCATATGTAATACAATATCACAATATCCACCCACCGCTCCTCCTGGACCAGGTATTTTGACTTGGCAAGGATACACTATAATAGAATAACCAAAAAACATATAACATATATTTATATAAGATAAACTACAATTTATTATGAATCAAACAGAATTAATTAAAGGTTTAGTTAAGGTTTTAAGAGAAGATATGAAAAAAACTCTTAAAGAAGAAATCCGCAAAGCGGTACGTGAGGTGTTAAACGAAGAATTGGAAACACCATCTAAACCACAAATAAAAGAAAATTACCAAGCAGTATCAAAGGATGATGGAAGTTGGGGAGAAATGAGATTTGATAAAAGAAGTGCAAATCCACATACTCCAAGAATTACACCTGATATGTTAGGATATGGTGATAACTCATTTGGTGAGGAATCAAATATGGCAGACCAATTTGGTGCTTCCGCAGGTGGACCATCGGTATTAGAGCAAGCAAGAATGATGGCACATAAGAATCCAGAGGGAGTTGATGTGTTGATGAAAGCAATGACAAGAGATTACTCACAATTAGTTAAGAAGTTTAATAAGAAATAATGGCATACGTTATACAGAAACCATTAATTATAGATACCCAAGACAAAAGTGTTGGTGTATCTCTTCCATTTACTGTTGGAAATAATGGATTCTTTGCTGTTACATATACCACAAAAGAACAAATAAAATCAGACCTTAAAAATTTGATTTTAACTAATAGAGGAGAAAGATTGGGAATACCAGATTTTGGATGTGATTTAAGAAAGGTTATATTTGAACAAGATGGACAAGATGCTTATGCATATATACAAGCCGAAATACAAGATTCAATTTCAACTTGGCTACCCTTTATAACAATAAATGGTATTAACATATCATCTAATGATGCATCAAAAGATAATAATAGAATAGATATTCAATTGGATTATACCTTATCATTTGCTGGTAACAATTCAAGAGACTCATTAAATATAACAGTATAATATGGCACTACTACCTACCGAAAAAAATTGGGGTAAAAACAATAAAGATATAAAATATCTTAATAGAGATTTTGCATCACTCCGTCAATCTCTTATTGAATTTACGAAAACATACTATGCTGATACGTTTAACGATTTTAATGAAGCATCGCCTGGTATGATGTTTTTGGAACAAGCTGC